CACGCACACAGTCAAACGTTAATCTTTTGATGTGTCTTGATCACATAAATAACCCCCAGTGGGGGAAAAACTGTGATCAAGATGTTACTCAATAAATTGAGTACATCGAGGAATCACCCCCACCCTACTTTAAGCGTGCCAGCCTTGGAACCCCATAAGGGGTTGTAAACTGTAGATCATCACCTCCACCCATCATCAAATCATAACGTGAGTCATTATTGAAAATTATTTGAAGGTTACGGCTCTCATACGCTAAAGCCATCGACTCCCCAAGTGGAACCCTATTATCTTGCCTACCTTTATATTGCACTGCTCTCATTGGTAGTTGAGAAAATTGGGGCACATTCACTTCGATTATTGGGTTAATAATCAGGGGATGTGTTGCTGTATATTCAATCATACGTGGTGTTGTATCGGTAGACAGCAAGTCTGAAACACCAACGAAAAATTCTTCATTTGGTGTTGTCGTAGTTGTATTGTTAACAGATGTATATACGATACCATTGTTAGCACCCGCACCAGAAAATGCTATAGCTTTGAAGTTCATAGATCCTCGCACAAATGCAAAGAGTCTAGAATAATATTCTAACATTGTCGGCCGTTGCGAATTCCAACTTAATTGATCATCTGAACTATATGTATCTCCAAGACTTCCAAATAAATTGGTATTCCATTTCCATACGTTCAATTTATTGGTTATATTACTAGCCACAATTCCTGACCTATTTGTTAGATCTTTAACACTTTTGAAGGTATCAACATTTGCATCATCTACACAACGTTCTGTTTCAAACGTTTGAAATCTTTTTGCATCAGAATCTTCTACAAAGTATTGAAATCTCGCAGGAATATCTTCTTCATGTCGCCATTGAGGTACAAAGTCTGTTTGTAATCTGGGAGAAGAGAATTTCAAAGAATTCGTTCCTCTTCGCCAGATATTCACATAAGCTGTGTCTGGAGTTCCTGTTTGATATACCAAATCATTGAGCGATACAATAACTATGGTACATCCTGGAGTATCTGAATTAGCCCATGCGGTTGGAAGGAGGAATGGTGCCTCAAAGGTCAATGATGTTTGATTTGCCTGTATATCAAGAATCTGATTTGGCACGTTATCAAAATCTTCATCACTCATAGTCATAGCTTCAGTAGTAGATATAGGAGGAAAAATTCCCACACGAATACGGCCTGATTGAGCCATATGATTAAGAATTTCGATATGATACTCAATACCACCTGTCCACAAGTCAAAAGTATTACCAATCATTCCTAAATAATCAACATCTGCAAAATCCATATCTTTATTATCAGGACTAGATATTTCAGGATCCCAAGGTTTTACTTGTATAATATGTCTTCTAACTACACTCCCATCTTCCTTGTTATGCAATCCATCATGCTGCCATTCCAATACATCATTCAAACATCTCTGCTTATACAAGTATTCAAAAGTCATCTCATCATATGGTTTGCGATAACAATAAGTATCAGTTACGCCACTACAATCCTTACTATCCAACCCTAATACTATAGAACCGTCTATTCCACGTGAATGATTTATTTCTTTACTTGGTAATTGAGAAAATTGATGTACATCTTCAACATTATTACTCTTACTCCATCCGAACAAACTCAACACTGAACCAATTGAACCAGCTATTTCTGACACAATTGGGATTCCATCTGGTATAACTGATGTTATATTCTTAACTACAGTTAATGCACTACTCACTGATTCCAACAAAGTGGCTGGTCTAACTGGTTGATGTCTTGCAACACCACTGTTTGGCATAGCCACTTCTACTTGAACATCTGGACAAAATTCTGCATAGTATGTGCAATGCACGGGGTCAGAAGATGCAGCTTTAATTGGATTTATAACAAATGCTCTTAGCACCCCATAGGAATACATATCAGCATGCATGTCATATCCTTTATATGGAATTAAACAAGGCACAGTCAATTCCCCTACGACTCCTGGACCTATCTTGATTGGAATACCAATTGCACTCGTGACAGACTTCATGGAATAGTGATTATAATCATCAAAAGTTCCATTAGTGTCAATAGCACCATTCGGTATCCAACTTACATATATCTGTCCCACATCAAATTTAGTTGCGTTAATCATGAAAGTAAATTTAATTGAACCGCGAATATACCTATAGTTTTGCAATCGGGCAGTCAAAAATTGAGAAGAACTAAATAATTTTTGAGGGAATTCATCAACAATAAAGTTCTGCAAATATCCAAACTCTGGGTGAATATCAAATTTCCTTATTAATACTTTACGCTGAAGTGTTTGAGCCAAATTATTCTTATCAGTTGTAAATACATCATTAGTTTGTACATTTTCTCTCACTATAGTTTGATCTTGTACAAGCTGTGTCATATGTGCATCATCTGATGTTGCCATAACCTCTCCTGTCTCAGTTCCATTAACAGCCGCATTATCAGTATGTTCATTTATTAATGTAGCTTGTTTCAATATCTTACCATTACGATTCCAATAAGTTACAATAACATTATACAAAGCATGAGTAAATAATCTTGAAATGAAACCAAAACCAAGTAAACCAAGAATATATGTGCAAAAATGGCAGCACAAAGCAGGAAAACTTTCTTGAACAGTTCGACTTTGTATATTGTGAAAAAATTCAGTCAATCCAAAACTCATCTTTTCATCCCATGTGAATATTGATTCTTCAATAAGAGCAGTCAACACATAAAAGGAATAATTGAGCAATGAAAGCTTATTCTTTCCAACATAACGTTCAAATTCTACACACCATGGTTCTATCTTCATTTCTTGCATTTGAGTAAATATTATTTCTTTTGGCAATAAAACTCCTCCATAATAGACATTTTCTGGAAGCCATTCTTTCATCATCCCTGCATAAACGTTCCATAATACACCAGAAGTTACAGATGATAATTTAACCTTCATAAAATACTTCGCCATCTTCAATATTGCTCCTGTCAAATTAGGTTGAACATTCACATCATCATTTGACTCTAGTATTTTATTTAGATGTTTGGTTGTCTTTTCATCACCAGAGATACATTCTAAAACTTTATTAACTAATTTCTTAGTGCATTCATCTCCAGATATATTAGACTCTAGTATATTCTTGACAACTTTTCTCGTCTTATCATCTCCTGAAATATTAGATTCTAAATACGAAGCAGGACGCATCCTAGATGGTTTGTATGCATGCTTACGCACACCTCTTGCCACCTTGATGCGCAAAATCTTCATATTTCTTTCTACATCATTTTCTTCACAAGTTTTAGTCAACACACGAGTTCCATTATTCAAATTTGCAGTCAGTATGAGTTTATGATTGCAATGGTCATAAACAAATTGCTCTTTTGTTCCTTGGGTCAAAAGGCTAAACTTCCCATTATTATATATTTGATTATTGTTCGTAGATTGTTTGCTAGTGACGAGCGCTACGACGCTTTCACTAGTTGAATCAGACACTTTCGGGATCCCTCCCAAGGCTTGCCAACCTAAATAGGCCTCCTTACTCTGGTGAGTGGCTTCATGACGACTTCTACTAACTATTGATTCGCGTTTATTAGTAGTTTTAGCATGAAGTTCTTCTTTGCTATTAAAAGATTGAAATATACCAATTTCTTCAATAGCTACTTCATCTTGTTCGAAATCATTGTCTTTAATCATTTCCCTAATACGTTCATTGTAATAATCCAATCTATCATAATGTCCAATGTGGATGCCATTTCTTCTACATGCTGCTAATATTTTCTCCGAAACATCATTCCATGTTTCTGTATTATGCAAAGACAACTCAAAAAGCGCATTTTCCACATTAGTCTTACAGTCTCCTTTCGGATCGGCAGAACTACGTAACCATTGGCACATTTCAGTTATTGTTGCTAACGCAAGTGGAGCTTTAAATCTTCCTTCCTCAGTTTTCCTGAATCCTCTTTTAAGAAAAGCTACATTATCTAAATTACGATACTCAACCAACTCTCCAGTTTTTCCTTCATCCGTATACGTTAATCCCATACTAGCTAGATAATCTGTAATTGTCAATTGATTAAATTCTTTAATACATTCTTCACTGACACTAAATAAATTATCATCGCCAAAATTAGCCATCCGTACATGTTTATCATAAGAAATAAGTGTTCTTCCAGTTTTTAGAAAGGCCATCCTCATAATGATAGAATTAAAAATAGAATTAATAATTACTGTCAAAGGATTTCCACTAGGTTGAGAATGTGTCCATCTATAAACATGTCCTCTACAAACGTGAATACCATTACAGATCTCTTCAAAAAGCACTGTTCTAATTAAATCATTTCCATCATTATACCATTCATTTATACATTCACATATTTTCCTAAGAACATCAATAAGTAAACTTCCATCAAAATTAGAAAAATCTCCAGCTATGATTTTTGTACCTCCTTCACGCAATCGCATAGCCAATTTAGTCCATTCATCTGTATAACAGTTTATACCAACACATATCTCATTGTCAATCCTCTTACGCATAATATGTCCTACAAATGCACCGAAATACATTCGTACAGCTATAATATAATCTTGCGGACCAACACTAAATACTCGTGTTTTATTCGCTTGGACTTTTTCAATTGGCCTACGTTCATCTTTAAGAGTATCTATCCAAAGTGTTTCCACTCTATTTCCTAGTTTTGCTTGTTCTATCCGATGTTCTACTTTTGCACGAATTTCTTCTGAATATATATATTCATCTTTCCCAAACCAATACTGTTTTCCTTTTCCTGGATTATCAATAACATATGGATAACCGGGAGATGTAGTCCTATTTAAGGGTACAACACCCAGTTCTTTGCACCCAGATATTCCTTCTTCATAAGTCAAAACGCGCGATTTAGTATTGTTATTTATTACATATTCTCCGTTGAAGAAGTGTTGTGCACACTTATCCAACATCTGGGAATCAAGGGGTTCAGGTAGATTTGCCACTTTCTTTAATCCAAGTGTCATGGGATCATTAGAAGGATTATACATACGAGCAGGCATACACGTAGGTGGATATTCTTCTATTTTGCCATATAAAGGAGACTTTACAATATTACTTTTCATAGGTGAATTAATATTATTAATCAACGTTCCTTCATTTCTCACATTAAATATTGGTTCATCCTGATGAGTCAATAGTTTGCCATTCTCAATTACAGAAGGTAATTCAGGTACAGCAATCTGAAAATTGGCTGGAATTTGTTTCAACAAATTATCTACTCGTTCAAATGTTAAACACGCTGATGCATTAAAATTTATAGTTCCCAGGGAATGTATACCAATTATTTTGTGTGCTAATGATTTGTTCTCTGCCACGAGCAAGCTACCACAATCTCCTGCTTGGGTAGGAATATCATATGCATAACTTTGTCGTACACATTTTCCTCCTTCACAATTAATTGGTACATCACTTGCTCTTGCTTCACCATTACGTATTACTTGCTTGTTGCCCTCGAATTTTAATAAATTCACTCTAGTATTTTCAAAATGTCTCATTTCCGCGGCAGTACAAATGTGCTTATGTAAATTAGCAAAGGCATCCATAGTTGGCATAGCTATTAAAGCATAATCCCTAAAAGAACTGTCTTCACATTCAGGATACACAAATTTACAATCCGATACAACAATTTTCTGCAACCCTGCATTAAAAGCAGACATATAAAAATCTCTCCTTTGTTGCAACTGCTTAGCAATATGATAATTAGTCAACGCAACACGTCCTTTGATCATAGTCAATCTTCCTAAAGCTCTATCAGATTCCTTTGTTGAATATATATTAAACATATTTTTAACAAATTTATCCAATGCTGTATAACCTTGTTCATCACGTAAAACTTCCATTTTCACAGGAGTAATACGAGCAACATTCACGGCTTTAATTAATTCATTGGTAGGTACAGACATATCAATATGGCGGCAATTTATACATTGAACACACGTTTTATTTTTATACATATATTCTAAGTAAATTACTGCGTCCTTAAGTGTCTTATGAGATTTATCGTATTGAGCACAATTCCTACAATTAGTATCTTTACGAGTATAAAACAATCCTATAAGCCCTACAATGGATACAAACACAGTTACAATACATTTCCAATTTTCAACAATAGCATTTCCACACCATTTAAAGTTAGTTTTAACATTGAAAAATGTAAATTTTTCTTTAAAACTTTCCCAAGAAAATTGAATATTAGTTACCTTACTCCAGATTATTCTAATATCTCTCATTATATTGTTCTTAAATTCAATAAACAAATCTCTATAATCGAAATCCAATTCTTCAACTATATCCTCTTCTGCATTATAATACGTATCAAATGCAATAGATTCATCCTCAAAATATTGGAATTCAGCAAAATTGACATCAAAATTATCATCATTATTAATGAAATCAGAGTACAATTTTTGCTTAGAGAATTGATCCTTATAACGGTTACATACCAAATATAAGAATTCTCGCATAGATATATTTTGACGCAAATACTGAATTCCATTTCTACCTAAAATAGAAGCAGGTTCAATAAGCGAAATATTATAAAGATCAGTTTGAATTCCATCTACCTTAGTAAGATCTAATGATCCATTTGGAGCTGCATATTGGGGTTTAACAGAAAATTGTGCTATATATGAAAATCTACGATACATTGCTAAAGGATAAGTAATACTTCGTACATCATGTTTCAAAGTATTTGAGGAAGCTAATACAAAATTTGAACGCATATATATTTTACCTTTTTCTGCAAGATGTGCAGAATGTACAACATATTGTGCTTCATTTACAATTTGTATTATTTCATTCAATTCTGGATTAGGATTTGATTCGGTATCTCTGCGTTGCCCAAAATCATCCATAACGACTGCAAACTGTTGTTTATAACCGTCATAATATTCATTTGCAGCATTGAAAGGATATTTCAATTGTCCTAAATCAGTGAGATCATATCTTGGTCCTTCTAATATTTCATCAGTAACTAGCTTATTATGGTACTTCGCTAGGTACTTTACAATATAATCAGTCAAAAATGATTTTCCAATACCAGATTGTCCTTGAATCATAATTGCGACAGGAGCAGTTCTTTCTTTATCCTTTGCGCTACACACATCTACAAGTTTTGCGTGCAGTTGCTTTGTTCGATCCATAATTATTCTTAAAATTTCCCAGGATGGTGTATTTTTAAGATTATCATATGTTTTACATAAGTCGTAAGCTCTACTCTGTATTTTCTGAAGTTTATCTAATATTCTATTATCTAATAGAGCCGCATGTTGTTTATTATAATCACTTATTTCATCCACTTCTGAAAGAAGCGTTTTAACTGATTCATTAAATTGCTCTTCAATACTAGTTCTTTTAATCCCACAGCAGTGATATAATATAGAATTCAAAGCTGTCTGCACAAGAGATGACATAATATTATAAAAAGATTGAATACCCGTAGTAGCTCTTCCAATTGCTCCAGCTTTTTCTATGGCAACAGTACTCATAGACTTCATATACGCGATTGGATCCAAAGGTCCCGATTTTAATATGGGAGCTAAGAAAATTAAAGCTACAGTAGAAAGAAGGGGAAAATATTTAATAATATTATCATAATTATCATTTAATATGATTCCAGTATCTTTTGA